ATATATAGCTGGGCTTGTATTTTTTTACAAAAATTTATCACCTGCAAAATACTTCTCAATGATGTCATTACCTGTGTTTGACTTTCAAAATAATCCAAGTTCCAATACTGATAATCTGTTGACAACTTGGTATACTGACTGATTGGCACAGATTTGGTTGTCCAATTTTCACTAATTTCAACTCGACTGACATTGGTCAATCCCCAAACAACTGTGTCGCCGGCTTGTATGTCGGACCTTAGAATTTGATCGGCGGCCCAACTGATCGAAGTTCCACTTTTAGACAAGGATACTTCTTGAAGGTTCAACTGATCAGCCAGCCTTGTGCCCCATCGCTCTTGCGGGTCAACCCCGGTGCCGTAAGTGATTGAGCAACCAACTGTCCACAACAAAGGATCTTCGCCGGTTCGATCTTGTTCTAACTGGTCAACTGACCTGGTCCAAGAAAAATTTTTCACTTTGTCTGGGTGGCGTAGTAATTCGTTAAACAGTCTTCCATATGCAAAACAGTTGGCATTGGTAACAGCAATATCTTGATCTACATCAACTAGGATTATCTCTTCAGCATGTTTGCAGGCCAGACTAATATTTTTACAGGTCAAATCTTCGACAGAAGTATAACAATCTACGGCATCGGACTGTGCAATTAACCGATCAAGATTGCGATAATCCACAGGAGTTGACTCTGGATTGTTCCAGTTATGTTCAACTGTTGAAATGTATAATTTATTGATCATTTTAGTTTGTATAATTCTGTAAAAATCTTACCACTGTCCTGGCCACGTCGTTGATCCATTGTTTTTATCTTGTCAAACGATCCTGTTAGATCTTTTTCAAAGGGTTCTTGTATATAACTCAACATGTTGCGATAGCTGTCTTCCAACAGGTAGCCGGGTCGATCATCAATCCTTTTTTGTATTTTATGCTTCAACAAGTTTAACACACTATCTGGTAAATGTCTAATATTTAGGTATTCTGGAGTGAGCAATGCACCAATCACAAAGCTGTTGTTATGGAATCCCAATCCTTTTAGGTAATCCACACAGTCAAACACGGTATCGTAGTTCAACAGAAACCACAGCATGTTGAAACTGACACGATGATCCAACTGCTGTATGCGGGTTAGGTTTTCCAAAAAGTCCGGCCAGGTATGACCAAAACGTATGTATTCAAATTCGTCTTCTTGTGTTTCTACACTGATGGTCCAATGCACATTTTTGAATTCACAGATACGGTCAAACACCTGTGTTGTGGTCTTGGTGAGATTGGTATTGACCCGCAGATTAACGTCTGGATTGACACGTTGCAACAGTTCCAACAGTTCTAGATTTTCTTTCATGAGCAGGGGTTCACCGCCGGCCAAATACACATGTTTGAGTGTGGCCGCATGGTCAAAGATATACTGCTTGAACTGTTCCAACTGTGCCGAATCTGGACGTGTGATAGGCTCTTGCATTTCGTCGGCCCAACGACTGCTGAATTCTGGACCACAATACACACAGGCCAAGTTGCACAAATTGGTCCAACGCACATCCATGGTCCTGAGATCATGCTGATCTACCTGATAAGTGTCTAGGGGCACCTGCTTGAGTTCACGCAGATAAAACACACGGTCGCTGATGATATCAAACCCGGTCTTGTCTTTTTCTAAATTGTAACAGGTATAACAGTTGGCTCCAGGCTGGTTGGCCAGCATGTTGCGCTGTGTGGCTAGATTTGCATCACCGTGCAAAATTTGTTCTATGCTGTTGTGTTTGAGATTGCCCAAGGCGCCGGCACTGCGGATACAGTTTTTTACCTTGCCGTCTACATTATACATGAGTCCGGTCCAGGGCATGGGACAAAAATTGCGATTGGTCAGGAAATCCTTGGGTGTCATTGAGGTCCTAGTGTGATGTCTGGTATGACCAGGTTGTTATTTTTGGCCATATCAAGCAGATCCAATAGGGTTCTTGCCCAGTTATTGACATCGGCTGCTGGTGGCACTGTTTTATCTGCACTGGTAGCTATGTTGCCAGGTCTGACCACCGTGATCTTGATGCCCAACCTACGATAACGCAGTTGTCGAACTGCCTGTTCCAGAGTGGTCTTTTGCACCCAGTATTGATCCATGTCTAGTCCCGGCAGGACCGATACCGGATCTTGAGTCATTTGTGTGCTGATCACTATGATGCGTTTGCCGGTTCCGGCCCAGCGTTGAGCCATTTCAAATAAGAGTTCAGTCTGTGCGAATCCAGCCTGTGCATTGTTCACAAACACATCACACGGTTCAATCTGATCACAAATTTTAGGCGTGTTGCGTATGTTGTTGCCTTCGCGCTTGCTGAGTCCCACAATCTCATGCCCGTCCAGCGCATACTCCCGGGCCAAGGCCTGACCTATTCCGGCTGTGTGTCCTGTGATGGCTATTTTCATATCATACCTCTGAGTTGTTGTTGTTGGCGTATGTATGCATCTCTAGCCACGGTGTCGGTATTATCAACACTCAATTGATAAGGTTCTTTGAGATAAGCATAGCCATGATCAATGCCGTGTTCTTGAGCAAAGGCCTGAATGTTGGGCAGGTCATCTTGATTCAACACACTGACCGTGGTCCATAAATTCAGGCGAACCGGCATGGTTTTATAGGTCATCAAGTTTGCATAGAAAGTTTCCCAGAGTATGGGCCATCGAACAAATTCAAACTTTTTGCCAATGCCGTCACAACTGACCGTGACTGTGACTTCAATGCCCTGTTTGGCGATTGCTGTCAGCTCTTCCAACACTACATTGCAGTTGGTATTGAGTCTGAGTGTGCGTAGATTGGGTGGTAAATTGGCCAAGATACGTTTGTAGTTTTTGCTGTAACTGGGTTCCCCACCGTTGATGTCCAGATGCACGATGCGTTCTTGTGGCAGGTCCCAGAATCGATCAAGATTGTTGATGGTTGTAAAATCCTTTCCGTGCAGATTGCCTATGCGAGTGCTACAGTCGGGACTACAGGTCATGCAGGCCGCATTGCACACATTGTCCAGCACTCCACCGACCTGTAGGTAATCGGCCTCGGGTGTTTGTTGATCCAGCGCCAGGGCATGTATTCTTATACTGTTGGAGTTGGTAGCTTCGACTTCTTGACAGCGTATGCATTCGGCTGGCCACGATTCTTGCGACAGTTGTTGTTTGATATTGGCCAACCAGGCACTGGACTCCATGTCCTCCAAGGAGTCAAATTCAGCAGGTGCAACCATGTGTCCACATCGGCTCACTGTGCCGTTGGGATTAAAACGCACAAAGTGATCTAGTCTAGGACACTGCATAAGTTGGATTCAATATTCTTTGGCTACGACCTATGACCCAGTCGTAGGCAGTTGGATCTGTTTGTTTTACGTCTGCAATCACCTGGGCAAATGTCATAGACTGTCCTATGTGTGACATCAAGACCTGATCGCAACGATGATACATTTCGGTGTGGGCAATGTCGGTCAATTGGCCGCGCAGTTCGTCTGATATGTCTTGTATGCCTTGTGGTTTTCTATTCAGTTTGGTTAGCGTGTGCAACTGATCCATGCCCATAAAATTCAATTTGGTTTCAGGATTCATATATCTAGCCAGGTTGACCAACCAGTGCAACTGTGGAGCATAGTGTCTGTTTAAAAAAAGATAATTTTTTGCAAACCAAATCACTGTGGCCCGGTCAAGGTCAGGATGATCTCGCATGACTGTTTGTATGTATGTGTTGATGCCAGACTCTAATCGTTCTTGCGGGTCTCGCAAGATCACATCAATTGATGTTAATTTTTTTATTTGATCATTGATCAAAATACGCTGTTGATACAGTTCAGCCTGTTGCATGAGACTGGATCGACCGTTTTTAAAAATGCAATAGACATACCGCTGTGATGGTATGACTTCTATTACCTCACAGCGGTCTGGAAAAACAATACTATCTAAATGCGACAGCATGTATTAGGCTTTTTGACGTGCCCTGATCATGGCCAAAATATCTTCTGCTTTTTGTGTAGAAGGTTTGGCTTCGATTGGTGCCGATGCCACTGCTGGCTCATCGTCATCAAAGTCACTGGTCACAGCAGGTGCCGCTTTGGCCACTGGTGCTGGTGTATCCTCGTCAGCCACAGCCGGTGCACTTGTTGCGGCACCTGCAGGAGCATTAACTCCAGCTGGACGGAAGTAAGCACCCCAACGCTCGGTATCGTAGCTTTGACCATCAACCGACGCTTCAAACATTTCTTTGATGACCTTGAGTTCTGCTTCGCCTGGCTTCTTGGGCATGAATGTGCTCAAGTCAAACAGGCCATACTGCTCAATGGCCGCTTGTTCAGCTTCGGTAAGTGCTGTTTCTTTACGAGCCCATTTAGATCCGTTGTAGTCAGCAAAGCCGCCTTTGCTACCTTTTGAAATACGGAAGTCTAGGCCACGCAGGTAGTCAGTTGGCAATTCTTCCAACTCTGGATCCATCAGGGCACCTTTGATGGTGGTAAAGATCTGAGGACCAATGATGAAGCGACGGATTGGATTCTCTGGAGTTTTGTCATCGCTGAGTGGATTTTCACGCACAAAGCCTTGGAAAATATAACTGCGTTTTTTCCAATACTTGCGACCCATTTCTTCCAAGCTCTTGTCTTTGAACCAAGTGCGAACTTCAGTTAGCACTGGGCAAGTCTCGCCCCACATTTCCACGCAAGGAACCTGAACATAGACCTGCTTGGATTCCATTTCGCCCTTGATGCCATTGAATGGCAAACGGATCATGGCTCGTTCTTGCCAAAAGAATGTGTTTTTGGTATTGCCGTCTGGTAGGAAGCGTAGTGTGGCGCTTGCGCCTTCTTCCATGTTCCAGTGTGGGTAAATTGCGGAGTCACCGCCTGTAGAGTTACCACCGCCTTGTTTTGATTCGCTAGCGGCTAATCGTGCGCGAATTTCTGCTAAAGATGCCATAATAGTTGCCTTTCAAGTTTTATGGTTGTTGCCTATCTAAATGTTTAGATGTTACGTTGCTTGCCTAGTTATTATACACAGCTAGGTCTGTGTTTGCAACCTAGAACGGCAAGTTGTTTTGCCTTTCTAGTGTGTTTATTTATCTACCGTGTGATCTTTGTGAAAGATTTATTCAGATCCAGTCAAGCCGGTAACAGCAGCATCGCTGAACCCGTTACGCTTGTATACATCAGCATCGCGAATCTTTCGATGACCTTTGATACCGGCTTTGTAATCCTCGGCTTCGTCCTCATCTGGTGCTACAAAGTTGTCATACTTGTCAGAATCGGTAAAATCCACCAATGATTTTGTTTCGGGATCTGTTTCAGCTACCAGGCCTTTGGGATTTCCACCGCCCGATGGTTGTGCTAGGCCAGGTGCAAACAGATTCATTATGGACTTTACTATCTCTGCAGTGGCCCCATCTTCGGCAACAGGTGTTTGGCTTTCGCTGATCTTGCCGTCAATCAAATCAATGTATTCGCGTAACGATTTCATTTTATCAGTTTTGTTTCATGCCCGACAGTTCTTTGAGGCGATCCAAGAAACTGGTATCTTTACCAACTTCTTTCATCTTGCCCGAGTGTCCATACTTGCCGGCCAATGGGCTTGTATCTTCAGTGGTTTCTTCTTCGTCAGGTCCGCCCAGTTTGTCACCAAGCATGCCGCCGCCTATACCACCCAACGCACCACCGGCTATGACACCAAGTGGTCCCAAGGGTGCACCAGCCAGTTCACCTGCCATGGAACCTGCTACTCCACCGGCCAATTTGCCTTTCCACCCTTCGTCGGTTTCTTTTTTGTCGTCTTTGGTTATTCTATTACCAAGTGCTGCACCTGTCATTCCGCCGGCTACAGCGGCTACCGGATTTCCACCAGAAAGCGCAGATCCTGCTACAGTACCAAGAGCACCGCCGGCTATTGTTCCAAGTGCACCTTCGTCAACTTCTTTTTCAAGTCCGGCATGTTTTCTTATGGTGTCCAGTTCATCTTTTTCAAGTATGGAATCAGCGGCATTGCTGACACTGCTTCCAATGTCAGGAGCACCTGTGACTTCTACGCTTCCAGCTGGAACATGACTGCCTGCAGCATATCCTAAACCTGCTCCAAGTGCACCAGCGGCCAGTTCAGGCCATATAGAATCATCGTCTTTGTCTTCCTTGTCATCTTCAATGATACTGCTTCCACCTTTGGTCAACTCTTGTCCGCCCACTGCACCTGCGGCTGTTCCAAGTGATTGTCCTGCAACTGCACCAAGCGGACCACCTAATGCTCCGCCGGCTAATGTTCCAAGTAATCCGCCACCCATGGCACCACCAATGGTACCAAGAATACCTTCGTCAACTTCAGCTTCATAATCAGGTGCAGGACGCTTGCCAGCAGGAACACCGGCTACACGCAAGATATCTTCTAACGAATCTGCATACTCTGGATAGTCTGGTTGAGGTGTATTGTAAGGATCTGACTCTTGTGTGTGTGGATCCTTGTATTCTTCTTGCACTTCATCTTGTGGCTCTAGGTCGGCCGGATTGGTTGCTTCAGGAGGATTCATTGCGGCTGTGTCGTCAATTTGCAGTTGATCAATTACCTTGCGAACCTCTGGATGCTCACTGAGTTCTTGTAAACGATCATACACTACCTGACGAGCATCGGCATTGGCATCACGTTCGGCCAATTCTTCCAACTGGTCAAACAAAACATCGTCGCCAACTAGATCATATAACTGTTCGGTAGCGTTGGTAGCGTCGGCACCCACTGGCAAGTCAGTGCTGAGTAGTTCAACCAGCTTGGCTTGTTTTTCTGGGGTGTCTGGCAACTGCCAAGTGCCTTCCACGAGCTGGTTGGCCCATGCTTCAAATATATTGGCTTCTTTCATAGCGTTTTCCTGTTGTTGTATTCGGGCGATTAACGGCAGTGCGTCTTCAATGCGTTGATCGATGCTTTGTGTTACAAATAAATGTTTGAGTCCTTCGATGACCACTGACTCTTCTGAAACTTCAGCTGGAGTCCATGATTCAAAATATGTTGCGTAACCCTTACGATGTGTCAGACTTTTGAGATTGCGTTGCAGATTTTCATAGTAGGCATTGGTTTGTTCTACTAGGGTAGCGGTATCGCCTTCCAACAGCTTGCCATGATTGGCTCTGCGGAATCTACTCAACACTGTGAGTTCAGATACCATTTCCGCAATGTGTTGTCCACGCATGTCGTATGGACGACCACCCATGCGCACATGTTCCAGCATGGCCTTGCCTGCGGTTAGGTTACGGAATGGCAACTTGTAGCGTTCACCTTCGGCTGTTTCAATAAACAGACTTTCTACATAACGGAAACGGGCTTCGTCTTCGCCAAGGCTACGTTTGTGTTTGATCATCAAACGACTTTCGTTGGGCCCGGCATTGTAACTTACATCTCGTTTGCCTGTCCAGGACTCAAACAGGCCTTCTTTGATGGCAGCTTGACCCTGCATGCTGTAGCGCAGGTGATTCAAATTCTTAATTCCAAAATTCATGCGATTGTTACGCACTGCAAAATTCTTTAGTTGTTCTAGGAAGGCAAACCAGTCGGTCTTGTCCTCACCTTCCATGCTACGGCCCACGTTGTCGGCACAGTAAACTTCTAGGTCACCTTCGTCGCTGAGCATGATTACCACAGTGCCGTAGTCCTTGCCTGAGTGCGCACGGAAATCAAAACTGAAGATTTCAGCTTTGCTGGGATCTGTGGCTGCTTTACCAGCAACATCCAGCATTTCTGGATCAAAATCTCTACTGACTAAAAGATCAAACAGTTTGCGTGCAGGTGTAATATTGGCCATAGTGTGTTATTTATCGCATTACGCTGATGAACGGCATGGGCGGAATTATGACATCTCCGTGGTCTCTCAGCTGATTATTGATGTTGTTGTCGTAGGTTTGTAGTAGCTGTAGCATGCGCACAGCCAACACTGTGGCCATGACCAAGTCATCGGTTTCGCCTGGTTTGGCCGCATAGCTCATGCCCGAAGCCACAAATGTTTTTAGCTCTGATACCAAACCGGTGCTGCGTATTTTCATACGACCTGTTTCAATCAGGATTTTAAGTTTATTGCAGGCGGCTATCTTGGGCTTGTGTGTGGTGTTGAAGCCCTTGCGATATCTGCGACTGCCGCCACTGTTGGTATCACTTAGGAAGTAACCCTGTATTTTTTCTTCGCCGTATTCGGCAATACTAATCAAGGCCGCTTCGCCAATGGTGTTGTTTTCTATGCTGTAGTAGATGTTTTGTGGACTCTGCACAGTTTCATTGATGTGGGCACAAATGTCGGCCAAGATTCTGATCTGTTCTGGAATAGTGGTCTTGTTGTGGCGCCATTCAGCAATCTGTTCCGTGGTGTTGGCTTCAAACACCTGTATGGCCGCAGGGTCGCCACCGGTGCCTAGACTAGGATCTAATGCCACCACATAGGTGCGACCTGCTTTGGGACGCTGATACCAGCGCACCTGTCCGGTTTTGTATAAGGGCTCATGCCCTTGTAGATCTATCAACTTGGCTGGGGCAATAAGTGTTTCATCGTTGATGATAAACTCACAACCCATTTCTCTACGGAAACGATCTTCACCTAGCTGTGCTCGTTGTTCTTCGGCCCACTTTTCATCACGGTCTGGATGTTCGTGCCAATAACTGCGATAAGCTCTAAATCCGTTGATGCCTAACTCAGTGGGATTGCCGTAGGCATCTTCGCACTTGTTGGCACCCTTCCATAGTAACGCAAACTGATCTTCGTCTGAGTTGGGGGTTGAAGTGATAATGGCCTTACCACCAGTGGCCAAAGTAGGACTGATACTAGTCCAGAACTCTCTAGCAATAGTGGGTCGCACAAATGCAAACTCGTCAGCGTAGAGCAAGGTTATACTCATACCACGACCGGTGTTTTCTGTTGTGGTGGTTGAAACTATGCGACTGCCGTTTTCAAAATCCAGGTTGCCTTTGTTGTAACTGGTAACACCGGCACGAATATGATCCGGACACAGTTCATAAGCATAACGAATACGTTGCATGATCTCTTGTGAGCCGGTATACTTGTGTGCCGCAATTAAAATGGTCGAGTCCGGACGAAACATGGCCATCCATAACAAGTAGCCAGCGGCACTGGTTGACTTGCCGGTCTGTCGCGGCATCATTGAAATAGAAAAACGATAGTTATGGTAAGTGTCAATTAAACGTTTTTGATATTCAAACGGATGATACAGCATCTTGCCCTTGGTTGGATGCTGTATGTAAAAGAAGTTGTCCATGAAATACTGCGGACCTGTTACCGGGTCAGCACAGGCCACAAATTCAGCCAGTTGCTCGTCGGTGAACACTGTCTTTTTATAAGGAGTTTTGACTAGGGTTGATTCGCTTTGTGCCATAGGCACTTATTTACTGTAGGGATTCTCGCCAGTCAAATAAGGACGGGCAAACCATAATCGAATCCAGGCTTCGCTACCAGGTTCAAGGTGGTGCCGTTTGGCATATTGTTGTGTGTGATTACCGGTGCGGCTAATGTTGGAACCCTCCAAGGGTTTGAGCTTGGAGGGTTCGTATACACCTTTACCAAATTCGGCAAAGCGCACAATTAGTCAACGTCAGCATTGGCTCCACACAACTTGCGTTTAGCATTTGTGAGTGCGCCAAAGTCTACTGGCCATTCTTTGCCTGGAGCCAATTCAGTTGCATTGGCTGGCATGGCAAATTTGACGCCGGCCTGTTGTTCAATCTGTGCAATTGGTAAACGGAACTTGGTCAGGTCGTTGCCAAGGTTTGGATATGGAGCCACGTGTGGAAATAACCAACCTGCTACCTGTCCTGTGTTGTCATCAATGACAATCTTGTAGAAAGCGTGTGGAACTACCACACCCTTGCCGATTGTTTTGTCACCGGGCGCATATAGGCCACCTGACACTATGGTGAAGTTGTGACCACCTTGTGCGGCCCAACCACGAACGGATGTTTCTAACAGCTTCCAGATACCACGGTTGAGTGAGCCGGCTTGTGGGCTCATGTTGGTCATCAAGAATGATTCAAATTCTACCTGTTGATCCCATGATTGATCACCGTCGGGAGCCATGTGTCCTTTGTCGTAACCGGTACCGGCATAGTCAGCTGGCACAGCGCCGTTGGGCACTGATTGGTCTGGAGCAAATGCATTCGAGCGTGCTACGCAACCTAAGGCGTGACCTGGAGTAAGTGTCCACATGACAAAACGTGGTAGCTTGGCAGGAGCATCGTAACCAACTAGATATGCTTCACGACAGATTGGTTGAATAGCGCCTTGAACCTGAGGCAGGCCAAATGGTGCATGAACTTGACATGCAGCCACTGGATTTGGTGCTCGTTGTGTCCAGGCAAATACTGTGGATGTTGCTAGGGCAAAAACAAGCCCAATTAATAATTTTTTCATTTTTTTTCCTTTAAAATTTAT